TAGCTTCCCTATATCTCTTTCTAATCAGCACTGCCTCTATATCCTTATTGAAGTTCTTTAATGCGTCCTCTTTCTCTCCTGTTCGTTTGGCTAAATCCTTGATTCTCCATCTGACCTTATAATAGTCATTTCTATATAAGGACAGACAGAAGAACCTGTACAAATTGGGTGGATTGAGTTTATCTATAATAGACTTGTTAATGGTAGCATATTCTTGTTTGATGTTACTTGTCCTGTTTTGCAGGTGCTTTAATTGTATCTTCATATTCATTAGTAGCTGATTGAATATAATTGGTAAACATTAAATCTCTCTTCTCTCGTTCCATCTTATAATAGTAAGCAGTTCCAAAATATATCTTAGCTTCCTTTCTGTTGTGAAACTTCTTTCCTGTTGGCAGATGAATTATCATGTCAGTTTAAATATCAGTAAGTTAATAAGCCAACTTCTGCAATGCGATATAATAAGTGGTTCTATCATTTTGTTGTTATTTAGACTATAGCATCGGTTATATAATAAAATGGGGGAACTGTTTATAAGCTCCCCCGATTTGAAATGTGATTAGACCTCACAATTCATATAGTCAGTATCTATATATTCTGCACATTGTTGCATGATATGGTATTCTGCATTTTGGGTCTTACATATCTTTGCTTTATAAGAGTTTTCGTCTTTCAGATATATCAAAGAACCGTATGCTTTCTTGATATGAGGTAATAATTCATAGAATTTGCCAAGTGTTTTATATACCGTTTTCATTTCATTCATAATTTCAGAGAAACAGTAAGGATGATGCTCAGGATTAAGATAATCATTTTCTTCAATTTCATATTCTGAACATCTGTATTGGACAATCTTTTCAAAACTCAAGTATTTGTGGTGTGTTTTAACAGGGTTGTATATCAACTCCTTTACTAATGCAGGTGTAATATCCATCCAACAGGAAAAATTACTAATGGTATCGTTAAAGGTATCTATTATTTTATTTAATGTGTTAATCTTTTCATTGTACTTCGCTACATTAAATTTGTTAATTATTTTTGTCATAGTCGTTATTATAAGAATTACCATTATTCATCTTGATGTAAACGGTGTAAACCCTGTTATCTTTTTGTCTCTTCTTCTTGATGTAGCCGTTCTGTTTAGCCCAGACTCCGATGCTGGTTTTATTATCATCCACATATCGGGCTATGGCAAGTTCACGAACCTGTTCATAGGTCAATTCTTGGCAGTCATTCATATTAGAATTATAGATGTTGACAGATGGAAAATCTGAATGGATATTTGTCTTATCTGTATATGAAGTGGACAAGTTGTCCGAAGTGGCAGCTTGAAGAAAATAAAATGAGTTTAAAAGCCTCTCATGTATCATACGGGGCACACATGGAAGCGGCTGCTCCTCCCTCATTTTGATATTACAAAGATAGTGACTTTTTAGGGGGTGGCATAATATTTATGTGGCATTCTTTAAAATTAGTATAGAGCCTTACTTGTAGTGAAATTTTAATTCTCGGAGTTATGCTGTCTGATGTTAAACCAGCTAAATAGAGATTTCCTGTTATGAATTGAGGGTAGGACAAAGTCGGATTTGGGTGTAAAGTAACTAAACCCATTCGGTTTTGTCCTGCCTGTGACTAAAGTAGTTCTGCTGTGAGATAATATCCACGTTCCCTTTTCTTGCCAATCTTGCATGGGCTTACGTCAAAGTAATATCGTATTGTTTCTCCCCGAATGGTCTTATGGGGATGGATATTCAACAACTCGAAGATTCGGGTTAGTTCGGATACAATCTCGGAGCATTTGTACTTGTTACCTACCTTGAAGCTGTTCTTTACCAATTTGATAGTTTTATTGCCTTTCACCTGTTTAAGAATGACCGCTTCATTCATCCGCTTTTGTGAATAGTTCATTTCTTTGATCGCATCCAATCCTAACAGTTCGTATGCTTCAATCAGTAATGAATCTACTTTTCTCATCTCGTTTATATAGTCCATATCAAACTCGGACAACGGTTCTGTTATCTCGGAAAGACAAGCTACCATCTTCTTGCGTTTCTCCCGAACTGTCATTTTAGAGCCTTCAAGTTGGAGGCGATTAAAAATTTTCAACGGATAATTATACTCCAAGCAGGATGGTTGGAACATATTGCAACTATAGTAAAGAGCTTCTATCCGTTCACTGTCATGGTAACTACTATCCATTAGCCTGTCGTTGGTATCATTATCGATGGCGAAATAGTTCTTCTTTCCATCGGGGTACAACATCTTATTAAAGGGAAGTGAACGCATAGCTTCTCCGAAAGCATTTTTCTCCGCTTCGGATGATGCACTATTGTATAAGGTTCGAATTGTATTGTATGCGTGTTCGTGTGCGAATTGGTTTATTCGTATTTCTTCCCTGCTCAAAGTGGGCAGGCTATGGTCTGTCGTATAGATATGGGTTAATGAATCAAGACCATTACGGAAACGACCTGCAATCTGTACGCAGTCCGTATGAATATCAAGCATGGTGTATGCCGATGCCTTTATGTCGGTGAGCATCACGACATGGGGTGAATAGTCCAACTCCAAATCGAAAGCGTTATAAAACCTGCTTGTGAAGAAATTAAAACTTCTCATTCTGTCTGCTCTCCATTCATCATAAGCGTTATGGAAATTCAACTCATGCTTTAGTTTTAGCGCACTCTTGGGAGCGCAGAATATGGATGATTCGTTTTCGATTCCTAACTCCTTTATTAATGAATGGCTGTAGTCCACCAAATTGATGAAGAAGCATACGGGGGTGTCGTGTTCTTTCAAATATTCTCGGATACTTTGCAGGGAATTATTGCTATGAATGACCGTAATTTCCTGCCTGTAATCATAGTCTGCATCAATGGTTACGGTTCGGAAACCTTGTGCTTTGAAACGGGGGTCTGAAAGAGCTATCGGGGTAGCCGAGACCAGAGCCTTCTGTTTGAAAAGAAAGAAGTCATTCATCGGCAAGACTATGTTCTCCCTGTAGTCCACATCCTTTACTAATAGATGTGATTCATCCATCAAACAGAAGAAATGGGAATAGAGGTCTATGCCAACATTATTAACTGCTTGTTTGACCTTTTGAAAACTTTCGGGAGTAGTCATCAGTTTATGATAAGGATTGGATTTTTGCAGGTAACGGGTTATTGCATCTATGGAAACACCTTCGTACACTCCGAACAGTTTAAAATCATCATCAGATTTTGCACACTTTCCTTGAATGACGGGTACATTGGGTTCTATCAATATGGATGGTCTGTGAGAGTGGATTTCCAGATAGGTGGCTCCTATGCCAGGAAATTTCTTGGCAAGATTGATATTGGGTTCTATTTCGGTCATTATGTCGGATAACTTCTGATTCTTACTGATGATATATTGATTCATATATTATGGGCATTAAGATATTCCACGATAGGGGCTGTTCTGCTGATTCGGAAATAGATTTTACCGAAGCTGAATACCGCAACGAGGTTTAGATGTGACTGTGTTTCCCTTAGAAATGGGATTTTATATATTCTGCGTTTTGTATCGAGCAATGCTTTAAGTACCGTAACTTGGAAGTCGGGCATTGCTTCTCTAATGGACGGGAACACTCTGAAATCATCTGGTTTTCCCGTTTCCAGATAGTTGGTTATCCACTTCCAAGAAGATATATTGAGCAAGTACCTTAGTCTTGTCATATTTGATGTGCCTATCCATGCACAGGGTATATCGTCCAATCTGACGGATAAGTTTTTCTTCTGTTCCATCAGTTGCTTTAGTTGTCGGTGGGCTGCTTCATTATCGTATGCAGGTGGTAGTATGATATTCATAAATGCGTGAGGAAGTAAAGGAGAGAGGTTTCACCCTCCCTCCATAGTGAAACATTATTTCCGTTTATGCTTTCAGCGCTTCATTCAGAAGTTCTTCAATGTGTTCATTCCGTTTTAGATAGAAATGTACATCGTGATGAAAGCCGATAGTAAAGATGGCATGAAGAACCCTATCCCCGTAAGGTGAGATAAAATCATCCTCCAATTTTAATTGGTGTTGTGAGCGGATGAATGCTTCAAACATTTCCAACTCAAAGTTTTCGGAAGTGTCTTCAACAACATGGTTACCATTGGTCTGAAACTCTTGGATTGGTTTTAATTGGCTACCCATTGCCGCGATTATCGCACTGATAAGTTCTCCGTTTGCAATCGTTGTCAAAGTTTCCTTTATTCGACTTTTATAAGTCAATGTAACAGTGACGGCAGGAATGTTATTGATGGTTTTAAACCGTAGTCGAATTTCGGTCGGTATTCTCATCATGCCGTTTATAAATCGGTTTACAAATACTGTATCAACAGTATTCTTATTTTCTTCTACAGCCGTAGGCTGTGTTAAAAAGTTGATGTTCATAATTCTTGTTTCTTTAAAATATTAAAACTATGTAATCAACAACTTGGCGCCTTATTGTTGCTGATAGACGCCATAATATGTGCAGAAAGTATGCCTGTGGGGAACAAAGGAATTGTGATATTATTATGTCATATTCTTTGAGTTTGATAGTGAGGTGTTTATATTAATAATTGCAACATGGAACATGTTAATCAAAGGAAATGACTAAGTATAGAGTCACTTACTTTGTGGCATATATGAAAATGGAGATTAGTATAGCTTATCTCCTTTGTTATTGGGAGAAGCTTTGTATTCTTTACCTTTCTTATATTTATCTAAGGGGGAGAATTTGCTGGATATTAGACTTCTAATTGTTGATTGTAAGTTGTTTAAGTCGTTATTTTTATCTTCTTTAGTTATTAAATTTAGAGCCGTTAGATACTTATGCAGGAATGAGCATTGCTCTACGGTGACTTTGTCTGTACCAGAGTGAATAATATACTGCCGCACGAACAGGAACATGCTTGTTAGTGTGTAATTACGATAGTAATTATCTTTAGTTTTCCTACCTTGTGGTTCAGAATATAACGTACTTAGTTCAGTAAGGGCTTCTTCTTTGCTTGCAACACCTAAATATGTATCAAGATAAGTAAGCAACATATTTTCAAACCAACGCCCATGATTGTTTAATTCTGTCGGTGGATTGCCTTGTATGCTTATTTTTAATTTATCGCTGACTGCCCGTTTCCTTTGGTGTAAAGATAGATATAGCTTTAACATATCGGGACGTATTTTGTCTATGTATTCATAATATTCTTCACTGATGTAATCGTAATCAGTATCATCTAATAAATGGTTAAAGTCTCGGTTAAAAATTGCAGCCATAAAAAGCAGGATACAAGATAGGGTTTCTCCATCCTTCAATTCAGTTATATTATATTCATTAAACAGGTCGAGCAATAGTTTTAAACTATCGGGAAAAGTTTCTGTAACTCTGATATGGATATTCTCTTTTATGGCTAATGCAAATTTAATAGCATCTGTTGCGCCATTTTCAGTTTTACATTGCTTGGCGATTTCTTTTTCTTCTGGTGTTAGATTGGTTGACTTCCTTATATAAACTTGGGTAAGTTCGTAAAGAATATCATCAAGAGTAAATCCAAAATGTTCATATAGTTTTGGCTCTAATTTTTTAATGGTCGGTATGTCAAATGTAACTTCAAGCATGGCTTCATTTTTATATGGAGAGCAAAGTTAAAAAATAATCCCCACCTGCATTGCTACAAGTGAGGAATTTGTGGGTAGGATATGCTTTAGTAATCAGAATCTCCTGTAAACGTATCCATGAGTTTATCCATCTGCTCACCTATGCACTTGTCTATTAGCTTTGCATAGTGGGCAGTCATTCGTGTATTGGTATGTCCCAACATCTTAGAAACGACTTCCAAAGATATGTTATTGGCTAAAGTAACTGTACTTGCAAACGTGTGCCTACTTGTGTGGAAGCAGATTCGTTTATTAATTCCACAGAGTATAGCTATATCCTTTAGATATTTGTTGATGTCCGCAGGGTCTTGAATAGGGAGTAGTTTCTCTCCACCTTTGTACTTATCCAATATCAGCTTGGCGATAGGGAGTAGGGGGATTCGTGATAGAACTCCTGTTTTAACTCTACGCTTCTTAATCCATATTCTACCTGCATTGTCTTTTTCAAAGTGCTCTGGTGTCAAGGTCTTAATATCAATGTAACTAAGCCCAGTGAAGCAACAAAGTGGCAGGTAATTACTTTTAGGAAGAATACTGAGATGAAAACGTAATCCGTTGAAATATAGTGATATTTCATTGATTTTCATTTTGAAGGAATGACCGAAATCGGAAGAATATTGCGACGGTTCAGCTACCAAGTCATTACCTGTTTCCAACCGGGTAAATTGGTGAGAACCATGGATTTTCCTTCCCGACCGTATGCAATATTAAAGTTTTCCCTTCATTCATGCAAGGGAAAAGCCACCGGTCGGATTCTTTTGCACTGTTTTGCTTGTTTTTTCATGTCTGGAATCCTTGTAACAATTTATAATATTGCAATTTAAACAAGGAAAAGGATGAAAACAGAAATCAAGGTGCTGCTCTACCTCAAACGGAACGGGCAGGGAAAAGACGGGCTTTGTCCGCTGATGGGAAGAATCATGGTGAAGGGAACGGTTAATTCCGTCACACAGTTCGGGTGTAAGATAAAGGTGGACCCGAAACTGTGGAATGCCACTTCGCAAAGGTGCACCGGAAAGAGCCGGATGGCTGTCACCACCAACAGGGAGATAGACAGGATGCTGCTCCTTCTGCAAAGGAGATACAACGAACTGGCGGAGATCAGTGATGACATTACCGCCGCACAGATACGTGACGCTTTTCAGGGAATGGCCGAAAAGCAGGTGACACTGATGGGACTGTTCCGCGAAAACAATGAGGAGTATGCCCTGCGTGTCGGGGTGAACCGCGCCCCGAACACCCTTTACCTGTATAAAAACACATACCGCTTAGTGGAGGGATTCCTCAAGGAGAGATACAAGGTGTCGGACATTCCTTTCAAGGCACTGGACGAATCGTTCATAGAGGCGTTCGAACTGTATCTCCGCATTGACAGGAAGTTCCAGACCGGGACCTCCATCGGGCATGTCCAGCGGCTGAAGCATATCGCACAGATTGCCGTGAACCGGGCTGTCGTGCCTTTCAGCCCGTTCAAGGACTTTTCCCCCATGAAGCCGGGACAGAAACAGATGTACCTGACCCGTGAGGAACTGGACAAACTGATGGGCACCACATTCGACACCCCCAACCGTAACTTTACCAGGGACATGTTCCTTTTTTCCGTCTTCACTGGCATTTGTTACTGCGACATGCGGAACCTGACTGAAAAAAATGTGGTACGGGACTACGAGGGGAACCTCTGGATAGAAACCAGGCGCCAGAAGACGGGCACTCCGGAAAATGTGCGCCTGCTTGACATTGCTGTAAAAATCATGGAAAAATACAGGGGGATGGCACCGGAGGGGAAACTGTTCCCCATGCTGACCAAGGAAAGCATGAACATCCACCTGAAAAAGATGGCCGTACAGTGCGGCATCGACCGTAATTTGTCCTTCCATATGGCCAGGCACAGTTTTGCTTCCCAGATCTGCCTCTCGCAGGGAGTGCCCATCGAGACGGTCAGCAAGGCCATGGGGCACAGGAACATCAGTACCACGCAACGCTATGCGAAAGTGACCAATGAGAAGGTGGACCGTGACGTGACGGCCTTGAGCCATGAAATCACGGGTAAATACACTTTGTCGGGCATTGACCTGCCGCCATCCACCATCTTGAAAGACATGGGCTTGAGGGAACAGCGGAGAAAAGAGAAAAATACCGGGTTAAACAGGGGGAAGGAGGTCAAGGCATGAGAAGCACCTTTCGTCTGCTGTTCTATATCAACAGGCAAAAAATCAAAAAGACAGGGAAGTGTCCGGTAATGGGACGCATCACCCTTGACGGTAAAGTGGGCCAGTATTCTACCGGAGAGGAAGTGTCACCTGAATATTGGGATGCCGGCAAGGGACGTGCGGCCGTTCATGGGAAGGATTCTGAAATGACGGCGGAGTTGAGGAAACTCAACCGGAAACTGGAGGAGCTGGAGGAAAAGGCGAAGGCCGCCTACAAAAAGAATGTGGATTCGACCGGATATGTCTCGGCCGAACTGATAAAGAACGCCGTGACGGGAAAGACCCGGCCGAAGGAGACACTGCTCGCTCTTTTTGACGAGCATAACGGGGAGTATGCAAAACGTGTGGGTGTAGACCGCACGCGCCATACCTATGTGCGGTATCTGACGGGCCGCAGGCACTTATATGACTTCCTGCAATACAAGTACGGCGCGGAGGATATGGCATTGCGGTCGGTTGACATGCGGTTCATCGAGAATTTCCATTTTTATCTTTCCACGGTGCGGAGGCTGAAAACCGTGTCTTTGAACGACTATCTGATCCTGCTGTGCAAGATAGTCCGGCTTGCCGTCAAGCGCAGGATACTGGGACGTTATCCGTTTACGGGTTACAAACTGGAGACTCCCCCGAAACTTCACAGGCATCTGACGGGCGAACAGCTTGCGAAACTGATGGCCGCCAACCTGCCCACCTACCGGTTGTGCCACACGAGGGATCTTTTTGTCTTTTCGGCTTTCACAGGCCTGGGAAGGGCGGAGATGGCCGAACTGTCCGAGAGCCACATCGTTACGGATGAGAACGGTTCAAAATGGATATACATCCATCGTCTGAAGACAAAAGTGGAATGCCGTATCAAATTGCTGGATATTCCGCTGAAAATCATGGAGAAGTACAAGGGGGAGGGTACGGACGGCAGACTGTTTTATGTGCCGGCCACTTCCAGCTTGTGCAGGAGCTTGAAAATAATCGGGGATATCTGCGGGCTGGACTGCCATCTGACCTACTATATGGCCCGGCATACCTATGCGACCGAAATCTGTCTTTCCAACGGGGTTCCCATTGAGACCATCAGCAGGATGATGGGGCACTCCAACATCCGCACCACACAGATATATGCGGAGATAACCAACCAAAAGGTCCGGAAAGATTTCGGGATACTGTCGGAAAAGACGAGGAACCGGTATTCCCTGCCGGAGGACAACATGCCGTCTAGGGTCTACCGGTGCGGACAGTACAGCGGATGGAAGAAGGAATGTGGAAGGCAAAAGGACGGTACGGATTCATAGCCGTAATGTACGGCATATACAAGACAATGGGGAGGAAGTCCGGACTTCCTCCCCATTGTCTTACAGCAGTTTCCTATGACAACCGCCCGGCTTTTCTATACCCGTCCTGCAGCATCCTTTCGATGTCACTTTCCCTGTACAGCACCTTGCCTCCGAGCCGGATATAGGGCAGCTTGCCTTCGTTACGGTATTCTTGGAGGGTTCTGCGGCTGATTTTCAGCATTACGGAGAGTTCACTGTCGGTCAGGAAACGTTCTCCGTTCAATACCGGACGGCAATTCCGGGACAGACTCCCGATTTTTTCCACCATGCGGTCAATCCTTTGGAAAAAAGAGAGGACGTCCCTGTCCTCCCCGGTCAGCAGCTCATTCATGCCTGCGCCTCCTTTCTCCTTTGGACTACGGGAAGTATGCCTTGTATATCTTCCGGCCTGTAGTAGATTTTGTGACAGATCCGGCTGTATGCCAGCGTACCGTTGTCTCGGAGGGTCTGCAAGGTCCGGGGAGTTACATCAAGCAGGATACAGGCCTCCTGGTTGTCCATCCATTCCCCCATTCTCTTTTCACGGTGCTTTTCACAGAGGTCATCCGTAATTTGTGCCGCATCCTCCAGACTTTTCAGCATCCTTTCAAAGACACGCGCTTCGATAGTGACGATTTCCATAAGCGTATTCATTTGGTTCGGAACAAAAATATGAAGGGGGACCGCTCCGTTCCAAATCTTTGTCCTCAGATGGCATCAAATTTCATCAGATGTCAGCTGCCATATGACGGAGGTTTGCCTCCCATTGCAATCCGGGCAAGACAAGAGCTTGCCCGACGGTAAATAAAGCGGAACCGGAGAAAAAGACAAAGCGGACATGGCAAAGGTAAAGAGTATATACAATAAGACGAAAACCATGCAGAACAGAGGGAACTGAAGCCCCTGTTTTTTCATGAGATACGGATATTTCGAAAGCAGGCAGGTCAGGGAACTTGAAATGCCCTGGGGATGGTTGGGGTTCCGGCAAAGAAAGAGGCTTCTTGTCACATCATGTATTTATATGTATAATATGCAACGTCCATGCGTCACATCGGTCACAGTTAGCCCCTATAATCTTCCATCAAATCAAATCCGTTGTCCGGGTGTTTGTTTCCATAAGTATTTTCCACGACGCCAGTCGCAAGGAAAATACTTATGGAAAGCGAAGCCGGAACACCCGTGACAACAAGGATTTGATTTACCTTTGATTATAGGGGAAACTGTTCTGTTTTCAATCGGTTTATTTTAAGGATTGAGTGAACTATATATATTCATCATGTTTTGCATTAAGTCAAAAGAATATGGAATATTTCTGGAAAAATCAATTAGAAACGAATAAATGAAGATATTGTAATTGGCATTCAATGACTTATGAGGAAAACCGACGAAGACCTCTCCAATGCCAAAGTGCAGAGAAACGAAAGGTAACGAGGGCGAACGGTTGCCAAATCATTACCCGGTAATCAGGTTAATTAATTGAGAGTCGGAGATTGTTTCTACTACCTGCCTCATTTTGCGTAGCAATGTATAACTTGCTGATAACTAATTTTGTAACAAAAACAAATAGGATTATGCGAAGTACATTCAAAGTGCTGTTTTACGTGAACGGCAGTAAGGAGAAAAACGGTCTTGTTCCGATTATGGGACGGGTGACAATCAACGGTTCCGTAGCCCAATTCAGTTGCAAGCAGACCATTGCCAAAGAGCTTTGGAACGCCAAGGGCAACCGGGCAAAAGGAAAGAGCAGGGAAGCGCGGGACATTAATCTCGCCCTGGACAACATTAAGGCCCAAATCATCAAGCATTATCAGCGTCTTTCAGACAGGGAAGCGTTCGTTATGGCTGAAATGGTACGCAATGCCTTTCAGGGGCTCGGCACGAAATACGAAACACTTCTCGGTGCGTTCGATAAGGACAACGAGAGTTTCAGGAAGCGTATCGGTATAGACCGGGCGGAAGGCTCGTATCGGGTGCGGGTAAGGGCAAGAAACCATCTGGCGGCATTCATAAAGAAATGCTACAGGCGGAGTGACATTTCCATGCTTGAGCTTACCCCTGACTTCATCAAGGAGTACGAGATCTATCTTTCCACTGATGCGGAGCTTCATAACGTCAGTGTATGGTCAAACTGCATGTGGCTGAAAACAATTGTGGCGAAAGCCCATTACAACGGGTTGACACCGAGAAACCCGTTTGCACAATATTGCGTCAACCAGAACGTCAAGGAACGGGAATACCTGACCGAGGATGAGATCAAGACGGTAATGGCTCACGAGTTTTCAAACAGGAAGCTGGCTTATATCTGGGATTTGTTTGTCTTTGCCAGCTTCACCGCCCTGTCTTTTGTGGATATAAAGGAACTGACCACCGATGACATTGCGGAAGTGAACGGTGAGAAATGGATACTGTCCAAGCGTCACAAGACGAAAGTGAATTTCCAGGTTAAACTGCTGGATATTCCCTTGCAGATTATCAAGCGTTACGAGGGGTTCCAGGAGAACGGGGTCGTGTTTCCCGACCTGAATTACTGGTCAATCTGCAAGCGTTGAAGCAGATGATAAGGGAGTGCGGGATTACCAAGAACATATCGTTCTATGTGAGTCGTCATGGATTCGCAACGCTGGCTTTAAGCAAGGGGGCCCCATCGAAAGTGTGAGCCGGGTTCTGGGACATACGAACATAGTTACTACGCAGAAGTACTGTAAGATCACCACCGAGAAAATCGACAAGGATCTGACGATGTTCGGCGACTGTCTTAACCGGTCGTTCCATGAAATTTCAATAACGATGTGACGGAAAGGGCGGATATGACTATCGTTGAAAACGGATGTGTGAAATTCCAAACTGTAAAGTATGGATGCCTTATCTTATCTGATTATAAATACTTATGTACCAATATAAAAAATGCAGGAAATGTTATTGCGCTTCCTGCATTTTTTCATATTTTTGCATTTGAAGAGAGAAAACTCTCTCTCCAGGACATTTTAGAATTTGAAGAAGCGTTATGCTTATCTTGTAGACTGGAAACCTGAGAAATTTCAAAGTACGACAAGGATAGCATAGTGGTTCTCACGCTATAGCGTGGGCTGCTATAACCATATCTGTCGTAAAGGTTTTCTCAGGACCTCCAGTTTAAGACGTGGCATGCAGTTCCACGCTTGAACCTAATATTGCAAATTAATCATCTGAATATCAAATATTAATATCGGGAATTATATGGCTGTGATACCATATAATTCCCAACATTTGTAAGTTTTAGCCTATTTTTTTCTGTGCGACTTCAATTGCATCATGTTTTAATTCGTCTTCCTCTTTTACAGCATCTAATACTTTGTCTGCTAGCCACAGGGTGAGAAGTTCATTCTTATCTATCTTGAAATACTCTGCCAATTGTATTACTTGTGTTCGTTTAGCTCGTCTGTCTCCGCGCTCTATTTTGCTGAACATCGGAGTGTCTATTTCAAGTAAGGCTGCCAACTGTCTTTGCAGTACTCCGTGCTCTGCTCTTAATTCTCTTATTCTTTCTCCTAATAACATACTTTTTAATTTACGAGTTTGACATGAATTAACCGGACTATTATTGTCCGCTATAATATGACGGAATCCGTTATAATTTCCGCTATAATTGGAATAAACCGTCAAAATCTTCCGTTATGACTATTCTTTTAAGAACCATGTCCGTCCTTTCGCATAAATAAGCTTATCCACACTTAATGCGCTAAGTATATCTCCTAAAAGTCTCAATTGCTGTTCATGCGTCTTAACTTGCGGCATTACATCTTTGACATATTTATAAATGCTATCACGTTTCGCTCCATCTGTGCCGGCATTCTTAAGATACTGCAAAATCATTTGTTTGATTTTCTCCTTATCAAGTCCTTTTTGTTTGGTATAATCTTGCAGTTGACGAGTAGCTTTTGCAATCCCTAAAGAGATTGTATAATTGGGGGCTTTACCCTCAATGAGTCCTCTGTTCAGTAAATCCTGCGCAACATTCTCATGAATGGTTCTACCCTTTTGGACTGCGTCTAATGATATGCAGTCCCACAAAGTCAATGAATTGTTTGTTTTGAGCAAGTTAGTATATTGCTTATTTATCTCATTACCGTAAATGCGTACCGACACTTTCCTGTTTTTAGCATCAATCTCATAATCCGGCATTGGGAAATGGCGACGCCATTGTTCATTGAACATTTTCTTGATGCCTCTACTTACTGTGTCTATCATGTTGAAATCAACCATTGCCCTGCAAAGACACTCATTGCGGAAATATGCTTGAGGTTCTTCATTTGTTAAAGCATTTTCCAAAGTGCCAGGAATAAAACTCCCTACATTGGAGTAATAAAGATAAGTTGGATTTTCTACAAAATTGATTCGCTGCTGCATCGTATAGTCTTGATGCGCGATACAATTATGAAGTGCCTCGCGGATGGTATAGTCGTCATATTGCTTCATCGTGTCAGGGAAGAGTGTGCCTCCCGGCATTTCACGCATTGTCAGATTTTCAATCTTTGATAAAATCTCATCTACGGTTAATATAAATGGCACGGTGAAGTGTTCGTAATCCACAACATCCTGTTTTTCATCTCGCCTTGTCCAAGTCACTTGTGCAACAGCTGGACGCAACTTGAAAGCAGCTTCATATTTACCAAGAAGAATGATTGCTGCACGAGTGATTCCTCCGTTTTTCATTATGCCGCACTTTCTCAAGAATGTTTCCGCAGACCATGCATTTACCTCGGCTTCAGATATTCTGCTGTGTACTTTCTTGAACATCATACGAGCTTTGGCTATGGCAACTTCATCAAGGTCGTTAATCGTCGCATCGGCTACAATTTGTGCCGACCAATCCGTTTCGCTGAAAATCGGTTCATCAAGAATTGCGCTCATGCGTTCAGTAGTCATTTCTACGAGAGAATCCTCTATTCGCTGCCACGCCTTATTATGGGCAAACACAGGTCGCTTAGGTAGATGTTTAGGAATATGGATAACCCATACTTTACGGTTGGTGTCATCTGTGATAAACTCATCTATATCTAGACCTTCTGTTGAAAGATTTACGCATCTTTCTGTCAGTCGCAATATCGCCTTTTGCCTATCATAGTTATACGTGTTTGTGCCAACAATCTCTAATGTTTTGTCATGCACACCAATCACCAAGTGTCCACCTTCCATATTGGCAATAGCCGACACGTAGGAAATCACATCGTCTTTCTCATCCCCACAGAATGAGTTCTTCAAATTCTTAAATTCCTTCCATTCGCAATGAGCATTTTCCTGTGGATATTCACGCTGTAGGTATCGTTGTAAATCAGACTGTATCATTTAAAACAAATCTTTAATTATTGGCAATTTCTCGTTTTTATACTTTGTTAAGAAAACAAAGAGCCTTTCAATATTAGTCTTTCCAATAATTCTTTTGCCATTCACTATATAATGACATAGATTATTGATACTTTTTGTATTTGGATCATTAACTGCATCAATGATTTTAATCCAATATCTAGACTTTATATTAGATAAAACTTCCAATTCACTAAGCTTAAATTTTTCGGAAAATACGATTTCTTGAAGACTTCTATAAAGTTCGCACGGAACATTAGGATCAAAATCATAAACCTCAATGTCAATATCATCTAAACTAGAGAGGTATTTTCTGGTTAATTCTTTGATAACTTCTATCGGCAATCCACCATTCATTGCCCCCATCCATGGAAATGCAACGGATGTTATACCTAATTTCTTATAGTTGTCAACAAACTTTTTGAGGGTTTCCTCTATCCATTCTATTTTTGAGGGCTCTTTCCAATCATCCTTGATTGCAAAGTTCAAAATGATTGGACTTGATTTTTTATACGGGAGTATTTGTCCTGGTTTGAGAAGATGTTGAAAACAAATACGCTGATACTCTTTAAACATTTCTGGAAATCTTAACTTAAAATCAAGTGCGATACCTTTGCCCATAGCTCCAACACAATTGACTGTATTTACTACAGCCATTGCTTTCGTGTTGAAAATATTGCCGGAAACTTCTTTGTATGCCATATATTATTTATTATTAGAATATAATCTAATTTTATCGTAGTAATCTCCCCATGGATCGTCCGAGTTCTCACTATAATTAATATTTGAGAAGTTATCTATATTTGTATAGCTATTAAGTTTATAGCGAATGTGGGTGTCTCCACTATTATGCCATATATAAATTTCTCCGAGATCCTTTAATGGTGAGAAATCTGAAAAGTGATATTTATCAATCCAATAGCCATCAAGGATTAGAAATTTCAGATTCTTACATAAAGACAAAGGATTTAAATTATTAACATCCTTTTCAATATATAAAATTTCCAATTCTTCAAGTCCTTTAATAAACGAATCGTCTGTTAACGGATTACTTTTTACATATTTATCTAGTGCTATATATGCTATTTCGAGGTCATTCAATTTTTTACTCATTGAATCTGTTGTAGTTTTCTCAATATTAAGTTTATGAGACAAAGTGTCACCAAGAGTTTCCGCATATCCATATAGCATATTAATTCGTTCTTCTTTATTCAACAATCTGGAAAGAAGAATATTTTCCATTAAAATCAATCTCCACACCTCATCAAGGTGATTGATATCAATCGTTGGACAACAATCTTTATTTTTATTATTTACAAATTGTTTTAAAACATAAACAATATCAACAAACGGATATTCCCAAGAGCAATCACAAGAAAGCGAAGGAAGTTCTTTGGCAATCAAAAGAATCTCTTTGCCATCTTTAGAAGAAAACAATTTATTTCTCAAAAATGCAGGATTGCATCCTCTTCCTGGTAGTCTGCTACGGTCCAAGGCATCTGCATCTTTTAGAATCTCCCATATTTTGTTGCGCTGAACTGCCGATGGAGTTTTGCTGTCATCTATAGAGTGATATTTTACAGCTTCTAGGATGAACATAGCATCTTCTTGGCTACATAGCTGTTCTATTTTTGATTTATAAAGAATCGCAGAATTCTCGCCATGTATTTCTCCTTCTGTATCACTATTTTTCCCTAAATCGTGAATCAAAGAAGCATATAAAACAGAAGGAAGCATCGAATTGCTTACAGTCTTGTCTATGGATGCTATTAAAAAAGCGTTCCACATAACTCTCACAGTGTGCCCAATACCATGATAAGAGTTTATCATATGACTCTTAAACAACGACTTTGTCAGAGTAATATGAAGCTGTGAAGTTTCTATTTCAAATTGTCTTACTAATTTATCTGTGATTATTGAATATGAAGTCACAGAGCCAGAGATATTCTTTTCATTTGAATATATTACCCATGAGTTGTTATCATATTTTTGTAAATCCATAAATCTGACTGTGATTGGAATGGATGGTTTAATAATACTGATTGAAGGATATGCCTGAATCTTACCATTTGAGATGTTGATAATATGTGACTTATCAACAATTTCAAGACCATCAATGTTTCCGCATTCGATTACAATAGAACTTGGATCTCTGTAATCGGTAGAGAAACAAAGAGTTTCATTAGCTTCATCAATTGATATTGTTCTATTAGTTCTGTGAAAGATACTGATGCCAGAACTTGTCCATGTATCTGTTGTGATATGATTACAAATCGGATCATCGCCTAATTGCATCTTTAACAACTTTGCTTGTTCATCATTGTAGCAGATAATTTTGAAATTCTTTAGACATGAGAAATCCAACTCGTTCCCAACAAGAAACTCTTGTTGGGAATACGCCTTGTAAGTATCAAGGTCATCCTCAATGGTTGAGTAAAGATGCGAGGTGTTGAGTCGGTTTGGATTATCTGCAATGGAGATAACTTGGCTGTTGTCACCTTGCATGTTTCCTGTGCTATAGTAGCATTTATTAAGACAATGATTTAATATTTCCCGCAAATCAAATTCAAAAAATACAGGCATTGGACATTTTGGGGAGCCAAGTCTTTGTGCACGCCAATATTTTGTTGTTGGACATTCGATATATGAATTCCAAATCTTTCGCCCTCGATAGTCATAGCCACCGAATACCCATCTCTCTCTAGAAGAATGCGAGTCTTCTCCTAAAGCCTCGTTATAATATTGAGTTGGAGTTTGTGGACGATAATAGAATCTGGCATAATGGTGTGCTGTATCCCTTCTATGAACATTGCTTCCTGCAGAATTCTCGAATAACCCTTTACCTCTGATTCTACTTAAAATCTTTCTAGTCTTGATAATACTCACCGCATTGAATAAGTGAGCGAAGTGGTATACTTTAGGATTTGAATCAGGAAAACGTTCAATAAATTTAATTCCGTTCAATTTATCCTTGAAGGTAGACTTATATTTGTCGGCATCTTCAATGATCAGAGGATTATTGAATAAGGCCGACCAATCCCATCTATCAATGTGCTTCTTGACAAAATCAATAGAGAAGTCAATAGTGTTTGCTTTCGATGCCTCAGACCAATTGATATAATCTGCAAAATTGTCAAGAAGAATGTTGGAGTAATTGAGATCTTTTCGTTGGTTGATTATTCCCCAGTCAACGCTGTCCTTAAATTCACTCAAGTTCTCAATCGATAAAGAAAAATATGTTGAATTCGATATAATAGACCAATCTAAATAAGTTCTATATTTACGGAAGAATTCAATTCCAAGTTTTTGGAATGTTTCGGATTGACTAACATATTTCCAATTAAGCTTGTCTCTATATTGATATAGTACCTCCTTGGAAAGGAAGTTGTTCTGTGAAATGGCATCCCAATCTAAATCAAAATTAGATATTTTGGATAATACATTGATTGATGGGATGAACGAGCTCATTCTTGAGACACTTATCCAATCCATAGGTTTTTGCCAAATTTTTAATATAAAATCCTCATTATATTGCAGGTCTGTTCTTGTGGACAATGCACCCCAATCCCACGTGGTATATGATTTATCCAATGTGGACAATATGCTCTCATTGTCAAAAGGAATATCTTCCCTACCACTTAGTACAGCCCAATCCCAATTAGCAATATCGAGAGAGAGAAGTTCTTTCAATGACAGTTGTAAGCTATTGTTGGAAGACAATCTAATCCAATCCCAGGCTCGCTGTTTTGTGTTCTCTAATAATTCTTTGTTTATTGTGAGGCATTTGCTCTTTGAGAGGCTTTCCCAATCCCATTGTTTGTCTTGGTTTTTAATCAAGAACGTATTGCTAACAGCTAACTTGTTTGATTCAGAGATTGCTTTCCAATCCCATTCTTCGTTGATAAAACTATTGAGTAAATTGTCATCAAAAACAATATCTGATCTTCCAGATAATAGGCTGAAATCAATAACATCCTTGAACATCCTTATGTTATTGGACAGCTTAAATTGATCAAATGTGGTAGAAGTGCTAGAAAAACATTTGCTCTTCTGTGACAAATACTGCCAGTCCCACTGTTTTTTTCGAATCTTCAAAATTGCAGGATGCCAATTAATTGCATCATTCTGTGACAAAGCATAGAAATCCCAATCGTAATCATTATTGTGTAAAAGAGATTTAACCATCTCTAACCACATCTTAAAACTGAGTATGCTTTTGTCGTAAAAGAATAGTCTTTCTACAGATTTTGACTTTGATAGGAGTTCCCAATTGACATCATCAGGATATTGGTTAATGTACTCGTTGAGATAAAAATCTTTATGGTCATACACATACTTGAGATCCCACTGAAATAATAGTGAATAGTCTGCAAGTATTACAGTCTGATGTATTTGACTATATAGTTCATCGAGGGTAAACCTCCTCGTAATTTTTTCCCAAAGAACTGTCTTTGATTTTTCATCCTGAATACTAATTATCGTAGCAATGGTTGGCAAATATCCATTAATGCTTAAATCTTCTTTTGTGAAGATGGAATCAACCAATGATACCCAATCCCATTTGTCCGCAAAATCTGCAAGATTTGCTAAGATTGTATTTTTGTTGAGTCTACGGGTCAGAATAGTCCAGTTCCAATAATCTTGATACTGAAAAAGATATTCTGAAATATTGTCAATAGCAAGGTTCTCTGACAAATAATGCCAGTCCCACTTATTCACCCATCGCTCATTACCTAATTTATCAATCTTCAGAGAATCAATCGTTTTAACTGTAAGTAAATTCCAGTCCCAGTCAAAGTCGATGTGATTCTTTACAAGTTGTATGGTTGCAAGTTCTGTGGCTCTATGCTTAATGTCTGGATGTGACGACAAGAAATCTTGCATCTCTGGGCATTCAAACAATGAACAAAAAGTGTCACTAGATAACAAGCTAAACGCAATCTTGAGATCCAACTGCGCTATATGTTTGGCAACAAAATCAGTTACTCCAATCCAGTTAGATTTTGAAGAAATCAATTTCCAGTCCCATGGAAATTCCGAATGTTCGTTGACAATTTCGAAGTCTGTTATTCGGGATGTGACGCATGAATAGCCTGTTGCGCTAGTGATTTTAACAGAATATTTTTTGAAGAATTCGTTATCCCAGATTATGTATGGATTTGATTCAAAGCCTCCAATGATAGGCACACACCAAGATAACACTCCGATTTCTTCAAGCATATCAATGATTTCATTACTCCAGATAAGGTTAGATGAATTGACATTAAAAGAAGAAAGGGACGTTTCGATATTATTCTTCAGCTCGTCTTTGAAACTTTGTGATTGACAATATTGGTGTGCAAACTCTTCCGAACTCAATGCTCGGATAGTTAAAGTACGCATGTTCAATCTCTTTGAAAGAAGATTGATGTTGCTTAATATATAGTCAAGATCGTATTTGAGAGATATGTATTCCCAGTTCCAGGCCTTGTCTGGATATTGCAAAATCAATGATTTAACAAGATCTGGTTCTGATTCAGTTAGTATTGATAGATCGAAAGAAACATTATCTATGTGTTTGATTATAAAATTATTTGACAGTAATGGCATGATTTCCTTCCAAAGCCACTGTACTGATGTGAGATTTGGATCAACCAAAAGTTTCTCAATATCTTCTTTGGTAACATTGGTATTGTGTACTACAACATCAAAATTCCATGGATAATTTGATGAATTCTCTACTATGAATGATCCATCAATTCTTGCGGACAAGATATTCCAATCCCAGTTTTCAGAAGATATCATTACATAGATTTTTATATCTTCTATTGGACAAATAGATGAAATATCCTGCCAAATGTTTGCATCGATGTTATTGGAAAGCATGTCAAACAAATCATGATCATTCCAGCAATATCTGCCATCTTTGACAATCTTTCCCCATTCAATGATGTCTTCAAAGGGTTTTAGACTATTATAGTCCAAAGATGCCTCGGGATCATGAAGTAGTTTAAGATAGTATCCCCATTCAACTTTGATGTTCTTGATTTTGCTATTTACATCATTGTTGAGTAGTCGCGAAACGTATTCACTGACAGAACCGTCCTTAAAAAACACAACAGCGAAATCCTCTCCGTTTTCGTTATATATGGAAACATCAATCCCTTCACTCTCAATCTGGAAGTTATTGCATACTAATGATGCACTGAATACTTTTGTATTCAGTGGCATCTGTTCAAGAAGTGAATCCACTAATGCCTTATCATCCTCCTTTATTTGAGGATCAACATCATCGGATTGTAGATATTTATAGTAAGATATTTTTTTCTTATTATTTATTGTAGTTGTAACAGAAAGTTCATCTCTGAAAGGGAAAGGAGCTTCATCGTTGTTTATCAAGCTAAAGTTCTCAAAATATCTGCATTCAGCCTCATAGAATAGTCGTTTCTTGCCCTCCCTTACTGAGAAATCACCCAAAGAAGTCAAGACAATCTTATTATTCTCTTTGCTGATAAGTTCGTCTTCGATTAATGGTTCAAGCAACTTATTGAAGATACATATCTCTGCATCGTCCTTATACCTCTTCGGATCGGACTCATCATTGTCTTTCACATTGAATCCGAGGATTGTTGCCAAATCATCTGCGGCCAGTTTACCACCATGATAGTATAGGGTTGAACAGATTATTTTATCAATGTCAGAGCATGGTTTATCCTCATACAAATATATTTTGCACAAAGTCTTTTTCAAAGGCCATGCTCTTAGAGCAGAATCCGATAACTGAGATTTGTATATTAGTTGTGACTCTGAAATCTTATTTGCGAAGGTCTTCATAAGGATTGCATTTAATGATCTTACCATTAGGGTTAGCAGCTATGATTTTGTATACATTGTCATAGATATCTTTCTGCCTGAATAATTCACTGTTTCCAATGATAATTAGCAGTCTTTTTGCTCTGGATAGTGCAACATTTAGTCTGTTTGGGGATTGTGCAAATCCCAAATCGGTCTGTTCTGGATATCCTAACTCATATTCGGTGAAATCCGGCTCTTGCTGCGAATCAGAGACGATTGTATTGCTTCGAACCATAGACACGATGATAATGTTTCTTTCCATACCCTGAAACCTGTCTACTACATCAATCTTCATAGGAAGATTATTAAATGATCTGCTCATCTTCCTGATTCGGTTCTTTTGCTTGCTATAGAAACTGATAATTCCAATCTCTTTGTCGTCTTCATCAGTCCATTTGTTGCAGTATTCTTTGAAAGAGTCTGATAATGACATTTTTTCAAGAATATGTGATATCACCTTTACTTCTCCTTCGTTGACTCTTGATGTTCCTTCTATCATTTCAGGGGAATTGACATCAATCCAAACAACATGATTTTCTGGTGATAATGACTCTCCGCAGATGAAATCATCAATCTGAATACCATGATATCTTGAAAATGGATTTGACATATTGGTATCATTGACTCCTAAATCCACAGGATCTATTAATCCACAGACAAGTCCATCTTTTGATTCGGGGTTTTCTTTGTTTTCATAGAATTGCTTGATAACCTCATTAATATCAGGATGCATTCTATATTGGTGAGTAAATTTTCCTTTTAGACTTGGATCGATATTTTCATAGATTCTCTGGAAATGTGATATTTCCATTTCGTCGAAATTTTTTATAACATATGACTTTAATTTTTTCAACTGACGCAATTCAGATTCTCCAGAAGCGTTATCTAAAAGAAAATCCAAGGTATTCTTGAATTCGTCTTTGTCAAGCATAGGCGGCAATTGTCGATGGTCGCCAATTACAATATTTTTCTTTCCATATACAAGAGGCAGGGCTAATTCTGCAGGAGTGGCCTTACTGGACTCATCCTGGATGACTGTTGTGAAAGAGATTCCATCCTTACAATTGTAAGTTGTGATCTTTATTTCTTCATCTGTGATATTACTACCTTTTTTATTAATTGTCTTTGTCTTGACTTCTCCGAATACAGAACAATAGTTCATGAAGAACTTTGTAGGTCTGTTCTTAGTATTTTTTTCACCAATAGAACTACAAGTGGCACCTACAACGTTACAATGAGTTTTATATTGATCAAAGATGAGTTGTCTCATATGCTTGTCAGGATTCTCAAGAATATGTTCCCATAAAGTAGCAGATATAGAGTCCATATTGTCATAGTCAATGCGTTTTCTAATATTGTCCAGCCACTTCACAAGAATTAACTTTCCAGATTTAGTTTGAACTTCATCATCCTCTATATGTTCGTCTTGGTCTTCGATATAATCGAATTTGCCAGTTTCTACCCATTGTTCCATTGCGTTAATAGAAAATTGTCTCCCTTCTATAGCTAGTCTGTCATCAGAGCCGAAGCGTATAGGTTTTACAAGGTTATGTGTACCGTTGACTGTTCTATCAATCGCATTATCAACAGCAAGATTAGTTTCGGAGGTCAGAAGAATCCTTTCTTGAGGATTTAATCTTATAAGTTGCCAAATAAGTTCTGCGATTGCAGTTGATTTACCAGTACCCGGAGGGCCTTGGATCAGAGCAATGTCGTTAGCCTTCAAACATTTGATGATTGCATCTAGCTGAGAAGGATTAATGTGCTTGTTTAGCAAATTACGTTTGATATCTTTGTAAAAGTTGCTCGATTCGTTAGTGTAGAATTCGATATCTTCGGTCGGAGCTGCTTTTGTCGCATCAAAGATGAATTGGCTGATGTTGGAATTCTTAACGCCTTTTCCTGTTGAAATGTTATCGAAAGCGTCTTTCAGTCGTTTGATTTTTTCCAGATCCCCTTCTAGGTTCGGAGTAATATGGCTGAATGAAAGAGCTCCTTTTTCACTAAAATTATAGTCTGCAGAAGAAATATCGAATAATAGTTCAGGAAAAATGACTTTAAACAATTTGCCTATAGAATGATCATTTACTGTGAATTCTGCTCCACGAAGAGTATTTACCACATTTTCTTTGTTTTCGGCAATTTTATTCCGATCAATATGCAACAGGTATTTTTTCTTTCCTACAGGATTTTGATGTATTTCAAATTCGCAGCCCAACTCTCTTAATTGATTTAATGATGATGATAACGAAATATGGAATTGAGACGCTTGTTCTTGTGTGCGATACTCTTGAACAAAGTGCATTGACCCATCTTTTGGACTTATGTAAGTCTTTAAAGATGAGAAATTTTCCTTTAGAAACATTTCTATCTTTCCCCATTCTGCATTCTTGTCATTTATTTCTACATTGCATCTATGGTCGGCAAAAATTGACATCTCTAAGTCATCATATTTATTGCTTAGTTCAATACGTAGTTGCTCAGGGGTAGTAATCCTCCAGTCAAAATCTACGCCAATTGACTGCTTTGATTCACTGATGGAAATACCTTCTTCTGAAATATTGTCTTTTAAATCTTGGAAGAAATCATAAAGATTTATGCCATCAATATTTTGATGATATAACTTAGAATCATATAGATAGTTGTAATCTACATGAAATTGGTAGTTGTTTTCTCCGAACTCAGAAGTGCATATATCTCTCAGTAAATCTACCTGCCATTTCCTTTTGATTATGGACAGATTTCCACTGTTGTCATTGGACTTGGCATTGAAGTGATAATGAAAGATTCCGTTCTTTGACTCAGGGAAGTCGTATAACGATTTCTTAAAATCGTAGTTCTTCATGATGTCTTTTGAAACCTCGATTATTACATCAAAAGAGAATAATCTTAATCCCCAAAGTTCATTGAGCCTCTGTAGTGCTGATTCACTGAAATAATTATCATGTATAGTCAATACTCGTCTTAATCTACGTTCCTCGACACCTTCAATCTTGACATTCTCGTATTTGAGAAGATGGTGGCATTCAATGGACAACCACTTACGAATGAAATAAGCAGGCGTTGGTGAGATGCTGAATATTCCACTGGCGATCTTTGGAAGAATGTCACAAGGAAAATCGGCATCATTATCCAGTTTTCGAAGAGTATCCACAGTGACCTGGAGTCGTCTGTTGCTATCAACAGCATATTTGTCTCCGTGTTTTTTTAATATTTTGACGCATTTTGTAAAAGTTGATTTCTGCGAGCGAATAACTCCCTCAATAATTGGGTTTCTTGATAGTTGGATATAGTGCTTCTGGCAATCTTCCGCTAATTGAGAGATATCATATGGGTCAGGATTAAAGCGTGCATCACAGACGATGGTATCATTGTTGTTGTCAATGGCATCGTCACTGACAACAAAGAAAGATTTTACTCTGTCTATTTTGGTATCTAGCTCATCTGTTTGACACACTCTAAACTTTAACCATTGTCCGGATATCAGTATGGTTTCTGGCTCGATAGCAATAGGTACTGAGTTTAGTTGAAGAACTCGCTCCTGCACCTCAATATGCTTTAACCATATCTCTTTCTGTAGATTTGTATCGAATCCCATTTTATGCAATTGCTAAGATTATTCTTCTTTTGTTTTCGTCAATCTCTTGTATAATGCATTCTAATTTGCTATTTTCTTCAAAGTTATAATCCCTATACACCAATCTTGCAGGTATAATTGCTGGTAAATTATCATCTTCTAACTTTAACTGAATACCATGTTTCTCAATCTCAAGAATGATTGCATTTACATGCTGGCCAACGGAGTATTTTTGCCATGGATTTGGCTGAATTTGTTTGTGGCTTAACTCAATCTTTTTTTTATTCTTGTCTATTGAGATTATTATAGCTTTCAGTTCTTCTCCTAATGTATAGTGATCTTGGGGCTTTTTAATCTTTTCAGTCCAAGAAAGTTCGGATAAATGAATTAACCCTTCAATACCATTGACAATTGTCACGAATATTCCCCAATTCGTAAAGTTAGAAATTGTTGTTCTTACGACATCACCTACAGCGATTTTACCCTCAATATCTTCCCATGGGTCAGCCTGCATCTGTTTGATACTTAACAGAAGCTTTTCTTTTTCCCAATCTATATTGATGATTTTGGCGGTTACAATTTGTCCTTTATGAAAGTCTTTGGATGTGATTTTAGGATTCCATGATAGTTCTGTTCTGTGAACTAGTCCTTGTACCCCAGAAGAAAGCATTATGAAAATACCATAATCGGTGATGTTACATATTGAGCCAGAAACTACGTCTCCTTTCTTGGAATTTTTATCAAGTAACTCCCATGGTCTCTGTGTTAATTGCTTCAAGCCAAGACTGATTTGGGTTTTGCCATCGTTCATTTGCTTTATGTCAAGGATAATAACATTTATATTTTGTCCAATAGATAGAATTTCAGAAGGATCCGATACTCTTTTCCAGGATAGGTCTGTTATATGAATAAGACCTTCGATAGTAGGAAAAAGAGTTACAAATACTCCATAGCTTGTAATATTTTTCACAGTTCCTTGAATAATGGAGCCAATTTTTATGTTTCGCAGTTTATCCTGTGCTTCAATTGCATTCTTTTCATCTTCAATAATTTTATGCGAAACAATAGGAAGAAATCTATTTCCTTCTTTTTCTTTAAGTTTTATACTGATAAGTTTGACATCAATCGTATTGATATAGGTTTGGGAATAATTCCCTTTTTCTAACCCAATTTGTCCTTCTGGTAAAAAACACTGTAATCCATTAATAGTAACTAGAAGTCCATGTTTTAACTTGTCAATGATTTGGGCACTATAGATATTTCCACTATTTGTTTTTGAAATAATATTCTTGTATATGTCGTATTGACCGTTGTCTTTGCATACTATTCCGTCAGGATCATAATGAACATCAATTGAAGAGCCAGTATCAAATTTAAGAAGCTCTTCTGGAGTGGAATCAGCCAATAAACTTGTTTCATTGTTAGGAAGGGAGACAATAAGTCCAGCTTCAGATTTGAATTCAATATTAGTACAGATGGTTTTTATATCGCTAATTGAATTAACAACATTGTCAAATCCCGTAAATGGATTTGCTTGTTCTATACTAATTTTATTTCTTTTACCTTCCATATTTCCTTAATGTGAATTGTCATATTTTGGACACGAAGGTACAAAAATTATTTTGTACTAACACAACTGTTTCTTTCAAAATTGCACTTTATGTCTTTTAACACGAATATAGCGTCCATTAGATTTTATCTTTTCCGAAAATCGTGCTTGTCTCTTACCATGATATTCTGATAGTCTTATCTTTTATTCGTACGTTTGTTTTTCTGTTCACCCCACGGGAGGTTAGAGGATGAGCCGCCAGAACCAGTACCGACATGAGTCTGTGCCGGACTGCCAATGGCAAGGGCGAAAACCGCACCCAACAGCTCGGCCTGCTTCCCATTTACTTGCTCCTGCGACTCAAATACGGCATTGACAAATTCCTCGTCCGTAATCTGCCCGTTGAAATGCTTTTGGGCCACATCATAGTCTATCTGGAACTTGGTGTCCTCATAGAGTTCTTCTCCGACACGTGTCCAGATATGAAGCGACGGATTTCGGTGGTTGGGCACACTGATGCGTACAAGCTCGGTTCCGGATGAGAGACTGTAACGATGAGGGTTTGCCTTACGGTCAAGCAAGTCTATCTGTTTCTGTTGCCTTTCTATGACGGTATCTTTCTCCTTTGACTACCGCTCGGCAGCTTCCACCTTGCGGATGGCTGCCTCTATCTCTTTTTGATAACCGTCCCGCAGTTTCCCGATTTCCAGCTTGTGCCGCTCTTGCAACCGCGCCTTTTCTGCCTGAAGTTCCTTGAGCCGCTTGTTGAGTCCGGCAATCTCTTCGTCCTTGTCCGAGAGTTCCTTTTTCGCTTTGGCAAGGTCGCCTTTGCCGAACCACGAGAGGATGGTGTTCCTGCCCTCTTGTGCCTTCTCCACATCGGCCTGCAATTTGGCAATGTCTTCCATTCAATATGTTATCTCCACACGGTATAGCAACATTTATTACAACGAACTATTATCCAACAGCATTAGGAGCAAGAAGACTTCGAGCAGATATTAAAGATAGAATGAACATCAAAACCTTGTTTAATCTTGGAGAACTGCGTCTTTTTGAGAATGCTCCCGGACAGCATAATATGATTAGTTCCTTCTCTAAAGGGAAAGATGATTGTAAATGCCAAGTTATAGATGTTCACAAAAAGGGTGCATTAAATCCCCTAATGTTTACTTCTATAATTAGCCATATAGATGAAGATACTACCTATGCCAATATTGTACAAGAAGATTTATACGATGGAGAGGAGAATTATATTCGTTTACAAAATAGTAGTGGAGATAATCCGCTATCATCATTGCTGGATAAAATTCAGTTAGGGAATAATACTTTAGGTAATATTGCAGAAGTTAATGCTGGCATTATGGGAGGCTGTGATAGTATCACCAACCACAATATGAAATATGCCGATGCTGACTATATCCAATGTAATGATATACGCAAAGATGACGGAGTGTTCGTGTTGGATTGTAGTTATTTTAGAGATAGCGATACTATTCAATTAGTTCAGAATTATCCATTCCATAAAGACTTTTATAAAAAATCAGATATAAGCCGTTATTGCACTAATGAAGCAACCAACAAGAAGTTGATATTTTCGTCATCTGACACTCCTTTAAGTGAACAAGGAATTATAAAATCTTGTCTTTCGATATATCAACCTATTTTAACAAGGATTCGAGAGATAAACAATGAAAAGACCGAGTATTGGCATCAATTAAGAAGGGGAACTGCGCATCCTCATATTTTTACGTGCGCTAAAATCGTATGCCCACAAAGGAGTAAAACCAATACATTTGGTTATAATGAATGCGACTGGTACGCAAGTGCCGATGTATATTATATTACAAAACCTAATAAGGATTACCATATAAAATACATATTGGGGCTTCTTAACTCAAAATTGTACTATATATGGTTATATCACAAAGGAAAACGTAAGGGCGAGACATTGGAATTATATCAAAAGCCTTTGTCAGAAATCCCGATTAAAAAGACCTCTTCTGATATCCAAAATTCAATTGTCAAAATAGTTGATGAGATTATTGCTCTTAAAAAGACTAATCCTAATCATGATACATCATCGTTAGAACGACAAATTGATACTATCGTTTATGGTATATATGGACTAACCAATGCTGAAATAAAAATCATCGAACAAAGCATCTAAGCACAGTAATAGTCTGCATCCCGCAGGCTATTACTCTGTATTAATCATTATCTAAATAAATTTCAATTCCCTATTAATCTTTAATTTGTCTGATACCTTTACGGAGATTAGATATTCTTCATCATTTATATCAATGCTATCCTTCTCTTCTATATCTCCTGTCGTATTATTTTTGATATGAAGTCCTATTATTTCTGTCTCAATATACTCTGGATAGTCTTGTTTTTTGATTAATAATTTCTTGCCGATATTTAAGTGAATATTCTTTACTTTAAGTTCTGCAATTGCATTGCCATAAACATTACTCGGAGTATAAGTTGTTGATGGGACTTGTTCCCACTTATATGCTAATAATTCATGCGCTAATAGCTTGTTAAGAGATTCACAATAAACAGTTATGAATTTAAGCATATCCTCAAAACTATCAATATTAATAATATCATCAGATATTGCCCCATGTGCTACTTCATTACGTCTATTGACCAACTCTTCAAGACGCATTGCAACCATTTTTCGTTGCTGCTCTTTATCAGGAGTTAACTCCAATAATAAATCAGACAAAGGACTTAATTGGATGATATTACAATCAACATTATCTATTCCAACAGAACTCATTAATTCACAAATTATGCTATGCTTATAGTTGCCCCCATTACCCAAAAAAGGTTCAGCTAAAATTTCATTATTATCTTGTACAATAACTTTTTCCAAATTTTGCACAATTTTCAATTCTGTTATATGTGAAAATTTAGCATAATGGAGCTTACTATGTAATTTCGCAACATTGTCAAAATAATTGTCTTTTATTTTTTTATTCAATGAATTGTATTGTGGTATAATATGCCTCAAATGTTCAATGTACTCTTTAAATACCTCTTCAATAAAAAATTCTAAACTTCCATATAATGATATTATATTTGCTTGATAGTTAAATGTTTTTTCATCTGTTTGCTTGGATTGGATATACTTAAAGTCATCGTTCTCAATTTGTTGTTTTGTGATATTCTCTATTCTTTTTAAGACTTTTATATGGGTATTGATACTATCCAATCTTTTTTGTAACATAGCAATAGCACTGACCATCATAACCTTATAAAGAATTAAAATATTCTCTAAATATTCGTATACGTTCTTTTACATTAAAGGATGAAGTATTACGGCCATTTAATAACTCATCATTTTTTTCAAATAGTTCCTTTGTTCCATTGACAATATCATCTTTCAAAGAAACCAAGCGCTCACTTTTATCAATATTCTCCGATAATACGACCATTAAGGGATCATATAAGACAGTCGTTGCTCGTTTGGTCCAACGAAATATATCTCCTTTACTATTCTTTTTCCACATACAGAATGTTTTATCGCCATATATATCATATGCTAACTGTATGGTACGCTCAAATAGATTTTTATAATATGCAACAGCATCTTCTGGCAGCTTATTTGCACGTTCCAAGAATAAGTCTAAATATTTAGACAGAGTTATACTTTCCCAGAAATTTATTTTAAGCATAGCAAAAAACCTTAATACAGTTTCAACATCTTTCATAGTTCTGTATTTTGAATTTTCCCTTAAATCTGCACTTATCATATCTTCACTTAAATTTTCTGTTTCTATTGGTAAAGGAATGTCAAAAATATCACAAAAAGTTTGATTTCGAGCCAATTCAATAGTAAGGTCATTGAATGGGCCTGGGTATAAAGCGTTTCTATACTCTTGATCCTCTAATTTTGCTCCACCACTGTTTATGCGCGAAAATACTAATTGTTTCAGAGCCTTGGCAGCTTCTGAATCTTTTGCCGTTTCCTTTAAGAGAATAATTGATGAAATATATCTTCTGTCAATACCTTTGCGTACTTGTTCTGGGAGTGATGAATATTTTTTGCTATTAAGTTCTGGCCATATTTCCAAACCTTCCAATGCGTATTTATCTTCATAAAACTCTTTTATCGCGGTGATTCGCTGAAGTCCATCCATTACTTCATATACAGAATAATCCTTTTCATACAAAAAAATTGGAGGAATAGGAACATTTATAATAAAAGACTCTATCAATTTAGACTGTTTAATACGATCCCATCTAAGCCTTCTTTGGAAATCTGGATTTAGGATGTAGTCTTTTCCATTGAACATATCTTTTATTGTACTCAATGGATATCTAGCTTGTTCTGTTACAATACGCACTTCGCCCTTTAGGTATTTCTCGTTAATCTCCTCATCTGTTTTTGTGGTATTGTCAATATATCTTTTGATATCAAACTGAAAAACAGCGTCTTCAATACTTTTTAATGCTACTTGATCCATATTTGAATATTTTTATATTATGACTATTTTAGTTTATCTGTCTATGATTTTATCGTTTCAAACATCCGACTAGAACAATGCAAATTCCATCTTCTGGACAGCGTTAGGCATTTTATCAACAAGTTTGATTTTTATATTTTTAGCTATTTGGCACAAAATTGTTCGATGGTTAGGCTGTTTACAAAATCTTCACTCTTTCTTGCAACTCTTTCATTTTCTGCATAAGTGCTTCAAACTCCAAAGATTCACCATAAATAAAGAAGCGTTTCATATCAGTATAGTCATCTTGCCATGCACCAATAACCGATTCCGGTATGGTAAAGTTGATGGTAGATGGTGCATGTAAATCATAGTTGACATACTTCAATGCATAATAAGCCTTACGATGCTCAACAATGGCATCATATAGTGTTCTATTTGATAAGGCCTCTACTCCATATTCTGTATCCATCAGTTTTGCCAAATCATAAAGATGGCGAGACATTCGGACGCTCCGTGGTTTTTCCTTTTGGAACTCTTCTGCCAAAAGAAATAGTTTCTCAAGGAACGTGCGAGTAGGAACCACTGTTCTGGCCAAACTATCTGCATCGGTATCTTCGCCATCAAAACTTTCACCTATTAGAGAACGGATTTGTCGTAATTCCGTAGGTTCATCCATTGAAAGACAACTAATTTCAATCTTTACACGTGGAGGAATATAATTTATCGTATCCTCAAGAATTGACGGATAGTGTAATAGAATTACCGTAGGATCTTTATCTGAATCTATCGGTCGCCATTTCCCTTCTTTATCTTGTACCTGAGATACATTTTCTATAGTGTAACCAGAAACTCCTACTTCTTTCAAGTTGGCATCTAATTGAGCAGAAAGAGTCTCATGGATATACGCTCGTGATATTTTGCGTAATTTCTCACGCTGACTTTTATCAGTCTTCTCAATACCAAAGAATGAATGGCTGATTGCCAAGTCAATATCTTCAGAGAAACGCTCTATGATATTAAAACCTTTTGACAACGATGTTCCGCCTTTGAAGATTAAAGAATCACGGCAATCTGTTTGGAATAATGCCTTCAGCGTAACAGTCACCCACCAGTCCTTTTCAATAGCTACCTGATTAACACCAGGATGTCCTGCTTCCGTTTGCTGTAACATTGCCAAACGGTCTACTATTTCATTATTTAACCACAGTTTTCCCATATTATAAATCTATTTTAAGCGGTTAGCATTGGTTTTATAATTCGTTTCATCCACGCAGGCATCATATCTACATCTTTAACAAGGGTCTCCTTGTCAGTTTCTTTTAACACCAATTGTCGGATGACATTCAATTCAATTTCTCCTACATTCTCTTTTTTCAGAGCTTTCAGAGCCTGAACAAGTAAAGAGATGAGACGAGTACCGTAACAGAAATTCTTTGGTACGCCTCGTTTTAATACTACTTTTCTATTGGATAAGTTTATTGTTCGTTCGCTTCCTGTAGTAAGGTATGTGTAATTCATCGGTACTTGAGTCGATAGTCCTAATGCATTCAGAGCTGTCATACCTGATGGCAACACCTCAGCGTTATCTCGAACTGCAATTGCCTGTACTACCTTATCAACCGAAGGAAGCACAACACCGAATCGACTATTTCTTGGCTTGGCATATATTCCATGTGCAATTTTAACAAGCATGCCTTCAGTTGTCAACTCAGACAAAACACTCCCCACAAATTCCGTGTGGTATTCTGGGAAATCTGAGCGAAACAAAATGCAATCTTCAGGCATAGCTTCTATACGCTGTCTAAGAGTTGCGCCATCCATGGAATATTCATTCGTCATTATACCTTTGAAATTTTGATGATTTTTCAAATGCAAAGATATAAAAATGATTCAAATAAACGGTGAATTGCTAAGTAATTTATTCGTTAGGAACGAAAAATCATGTTTGGGAATGTTCATTAATGAAGGTCGTTTCTTTTAATAATGCTCACATTTCTTATCGGTAACTCTATTATTTTTTGACTTACCGACAAAGAATCGAAATTCTGCTATAGAAATATGCCTTTTGGGAAAATAAAAAACAACGGGAACTTTATGGTATCATTTCATAAAGTTTTAGTTGATGTATTGCTGATAATCAATGTGGTATGTTTTATATTTCGGTTCAAGCGTGGAACTGCATGCCACGTCTTAAACTGGAGATCTTGAGAAAACCTTTACGACAGATATGGATATAGCAGCCCACGCTATGGCGTGAGAGCCACTATGCTATCCTTGTCGTACTTTGAAATTTCTCAGGTTTCCAGTCTACAAGATAAGCATAACGCTTCTTCTTAAATCTAAAATGTCCTGAACAGATTGTATCTCGTTCAACTGCAAAGATATAACTTTTTAATCACACACAATCATTTTAAATACAAAATTGTTAATCTTTTTAAACGAATTGTTCATCCACGGTGAGTTATCTCGTCTGAACAAGGTTCACAGGTAAGCAATAGCAACAAATGGTGTGGCTATCGTGATACTCATATTTCCTCACATCACCCAATTTTCAATTCCTAAAGGACACTTCGAATAAACGGAAAGGAAAGCAGGTTTAAAGTGTGCCAATGGTCCACACATCTTATCTACCGGATTGACGGCTTCCGTCTTCCTGCTGAACGATTTTGTATATACCCGCAGCGTATCAAATCTGCGCAAATAACGTTTTTGGGGGAATTCTGAAGGTCACGGAGTGTATAAAGGAGTTCGACAAATCCCTGTTTTTAGATTCGGTGAACTCATTTCTTAGGTCTCAACCGGAAAGAATCTGGAAGATAATGATTTTTTCAGCGTCTTCGGCTTCCTGTCCGTTCTTGTCACATTCGTCTTCTCCATCCGTCTGATTTTGGGATTTGTACTTCTTTTCTTCCGAAATTGCGACTTGGGAGCAAATGTTTCCTCCCTTCCCTGAAGGGCGCGGTTTCCGTCAGACAAAACAGTTTTTGTCTGACGGAAACACAACTTGCTCTGTTCCTCTGTTCGCTTGAACAGAGAATCCTCATAAATTCGGATTGTCACGCAGTGTTTACACAAAAAGAGTTTTTTTCTGATCAAATTTTGTTTCAACATCCGCTTTTAAATAGAAGTATAACCACCTGCTTTTCTGTTAGTATCCGGACATCTGGTGACATTTGATGACATCTGATGTCACCAAAGCCGAATTTGGCAGCATCTGCCATACTTTTGCAACGGGATATAAAAACGGTGTCATGCCCGGTCACCGGAATATCCCCATGTCG